AGCTAACGCTGCCGCGTTAGCTTTGAGCGCTAAAGTCTCTGCTTCAAGTGCTGTAGTCTCCAAAGCGAGAGACGTCGTAGTACTTACTATACCTCGTCCCATAAGCGCAGCGGCTTGTCCCCATGTAGTCTGAACGAAGATAGCGCCCTTGACGGCTACAGCGAAAGCGATCAAAGCGGTAGCGACAGGCCATAGTACTCCTGCGAAGGGTCGTAAGATATTGAATACGACCGCTAGAGCCTTAGCCAAGTTAGTCAACTGCGGTATTACGGCTTTACCTATCGCGTACTCAAGACCCTTGAAGGCACCGACAAGGTTCTGCCATGCGATCAATGACTGTTTAGCAGCATCCAACTGATCTTGATTGAGTATTTGACCGTTACGTTCGAGGGCAGCGTTGACCTTATCAATCTGCGTAGCAGAAGCCGAATACCACAACGCCATGGAAGCTGCACCACGTCCTAGTATCAGAGTCGCAGCTCCTGATCTAGTAGCCGGGTCTACCGTCTCCGACAACCGGTCCCTGATAAGAGCAATTTGTTCTTCCGGCTTGAGGTCTTTCAAGTCCTGCCAGGTAAGACCTAGATGCTCATAGGCATCTGCCGCTACCTTCTCACCGTATTGCAAGCCGTATAGCGACTTCTCCAACGTCTTCATGGCCATGCTCGTAACGTTGCCTTTGACGAACATCATCTGGAACTGGCCGACCAGTCGAGAAGCTCCTTCAGCAGTCATACTAGTTTGAGCTTGAAACTTAGCAGACTGCAGAGCGAAGTTACCGTAAGACTTAGCGCTTAGTCCAATGGCTGCCGCGATAACGCCACCCGTAATACCAGCAGCCGTAGCAGCTTTAGACCAAGTCATCTGAGTCTCAGCAGCCATACCTGTCAACGCTGCTTTATCGCGATCAAGCTTAGCTATAAAAGCAGCATCATTGATGTCCAGGTACGCTACGAGTTCGCCTACAGTCAGTGCCATCACGTACCTTCTTCCGGAGGAAACAGAGCGAAGCGTAAACGTGAATCAATACCGAGCAGTCCGAGTATCCGAACTCGTAGCCAGCGCCCCGAGCGCTGGTCAACCAGGCCCGGGGCGCTCATATCGATGTGATAGTGCTCTTGCATGTCGGCCTCGATCAGGTCCCAGCGTCCGAGGATGTCTCGCCAGGGTCGGCCTTCGCTACTCGTTTCGTCTTCAGGTCTGTCAATCCAGCGTGAGAGCCCCGTGATCGGGCTGACGGTGTTGCCGTCGTCTTGCGTCGACTCGCCCGATTCGGGGCCGGTGCTTCCCCCTGGTTATTCCAGACCGCCTCAGCTATCATACGATTGCCGGAGAGATGAAACGCGATGAGTGTGGCCAACACTGCTTTGAGATGGGCACCCATGAGTCCGTCTGCAAGCATTTCCGTTAGCGTATCGCCACAGAGTTCTTCCATTAGTTCGTTCTGGTCCATATCGGAGAGAACCTCGGCATCTACGTCGTAGTCCTCTCCTTCCATACCCGATTTGATGGCCGCATTTATCTGCGGTGCCAAGGCCTGCACCTTCAGCCACGTACGCGCGCTAATATCGCCCGGGAAGGAATACTCCTTGCCACGAATAGGCAGCACCAACGGCTTGACGGCCGGAAAGTCGTCTAGGTCTCTGAAGGCCATCGTCTAACCTCAGACAGCCGTGACGACGATGTCAATGTTGCTGGCTCCCGCCGAGTTCGTAACCTTGATGTACGAGGCACCCGCCGTCTCTGCCGGCGTGATACCCCAAATGCTGTTGTTGTTCTCGACGACCCACGAGGTGAAGTTGTGCGCTACGAGGCAGACACCTGTAGTAGCGACAACATCGTTGACACCTGCCTTGAAGAAGTTAGTACCGATAACGTGCACCAGCGTACCGCCAGCGGCCGCTACCGTACTCGGCGTGATAGAGTAGATCACCGGAGCAGCGAAGGCGCCATCCGGATGCGTGATCGAAGTACGAGCGCCCTGACCTGTGAGGACGACAGACACCGTGGAATTCGCGTCCATGGCTCCACCATCATCTGACCAGGAGACAGCTGCGTAACCCTGATAGGCTTCCACACGAGGCCCACTGGGCTCCATCTCGTACCAGCGCACTTCTACGCGATTCGCTGCACCCATGTGCGGGGAAGCAGCACGAAGGACTTCCTGGCCGGGATCGTACGTAGTAGCACTAGACGCCTGCACCTTCCTGGCCAACTTGAGGGTCAGACCCCAGGCAACGGCTGTGACCGTGGAGCTCTTGTAGCCCTCACTATCGTAATCATCGTCCGGCTGCACAGTTGGAGTGAAGTCCGGCTTGAGGTCCTCAACGCCAAACACTCCAATCCAGGTTGGAGCAGCGTGAGTACCGGTGTTCACATCCAGGTACCATTTACGGTTGAGCGTAGACGCGCCCAACGGCACCTTAGTAGTCGCAGGCATAACTCACTCTCCTTAGGTTCTGTTCGTGGAAGGACGGTGTACGGACATGTAGTAGTTAGACACATTCGACCAACGGCTATTACTGTCTTGACCAAGAGGAGCAGCTGACTGACGTAAAGACTGTACGATAATTACGCCAGTAGTCAAGACGAGATGTAGCTTACCATGAAGCAGATTGAAGATAAGGTCAGATAAGTCATCCACGAGACGAGGGTCTGAACCTGACCAGCGACAACGCATCTGTACACCGATAACTGAGTCAGAGAGACTAGGAGCGTCCTGCACACCGTACGTAGTTAGCGTAACGATACGATCTGGAGACTGCGGTACATTACCCAGTACGATACCCGTTTGTTGAGCAGTGTAAATGCCGCTCGAATTCCAGGTGCCTATACTGTTAGACTGCAAGTAAACAGCCAGACCAGTCAACAGGTCAGTGTTGAAGCCGCTCATGTTAGCGTCGTCTTCATTTCGCGTTGTACGAGTAAGAGTCCTACGCCACGAGAGTCATTAGCCGGTTGTTCAAGATACTTAGCTTGACGCCCTGGAGCATGTACCCAAGTGAGTTCTTCATGCTGCCTACAAGCGTAAGGCGTATCGAAACTAACTGCAGCGCGTAACGTACCCGGGTCCGGAGGCGAAGCTATGCCGGACTCCAGTAGTGGACCCAAGTCCAACGGTACGATATCTACTGCCCGCTTGAGCACTTCCTCCGCCCATAGGTAGAGGCCCCTAGCGGCACCCTCACGTTCTTTGAGCGCAACTTCCAGGCCAAGCCACCGCGTTGTCACGATCATAGTCATGAGCAGGCTACTTTCACGTAAACGACTCGCGCCTTGAACTGCTTCGGACTGACAGCGAGTACAGTACTAATGCGACCTGCAACGGTAATACGAGACTGAGGCGTGAAGTCTGCTTCATGGCTGTAAGGAGCATGAAGTGTGAACTCTGATACGACCTCTTCGCCTGCCACGTCACGTACTAGTCGACGCGTAGTATCAACATTGCAGGTCACATTGACAGGTGCAGCGTAGATCGGACCATAAGCACTGTCACCCGTATAGGTTTCGACGACGACGATAGCGCCCATCGTATCGAGTGCCGCTAACCGTGTTTGAGCTATCTGAGCAGCCGTAAGGCTCATGTATCAGTCTCCGAAGACAGCGTTATGTTATCGATGTCATTCGAGTAAGCGTCTACACGAATAGTCGGTACAGTACCCGCAGAAGAGCCAGCACCGTAGCCATACTTATCGCGCCACTCAATAGCAGATTCACGGTACTGCTTAGAGATGTCTGATTGATTAGACGACATCCCTTCCGCAGTGAAAGTGACATGCCTGGCCCATAGCGAGGCTAACGTCTCGAAGCCTGCTGCAACAGCTCGCTGCCACGAACCCTCAATGGAGATCAATCCTTCGATCTCCGCATCAGAGAAGTTGGCGTCGGCTGGTTTAGGACCGGCAGCCGACAGCGTATCGCCCAGCGAGAACCGGACCCGGTCTCTGTCGAGAAGCAGCGAATCTGTGTAAGTGAAAGCCATGACTATTACGCGCCAACCAGCGTGTACCACTGAGTCGTACTGGTAGCGATGTAGGTCACTGTAATGGCCTGAGCCTGCTGATACGCGGCGTCTCCACCGAGCGCGTTGATCTGCCCTCCCGTTGCCGGGAAGACGTGCAGGTGCTTGTTAGCGACAGTATTGATGACGGTGACTCTCATACCTGCGATAGCTGTCGGAAGCTTGACAGCCTTGGTATCATCAGCAGCCGTGATAGCTACGATCGCCTTGGTAATCGCTCCCGCATCCGCATTCGTTACACCGGTACCTGCGGCAGCCAGAGCCTGCACGTCCTGGAGCAGATGACGAATGCCGACAACATCCTTGTTGGCATCGAGAACGACACCCTTACTCGCAAGAGCAGTACCTGCGGTAACACCTGCGAGCACGTCGACTTCCGGCTGCGTAGCAGTAACACCGTCGATGCCGAGATGTACAGTGACTTCCGTACCGGCGATAGCCAGATGTTCAGCATCAATGCCCTTGTAGTGCGTATAACCTGACGTAGTGTCAGTCATAGTATACCTTCCAGTTCGGACCAGGGGCAGCGGACACGAGGCCCGCTACCCCCAGCATATGTATGCCAGTCCGAGTCATGACACTCGCTCAGGCGTTGCCGCGATAAATCCAACGCCAATCGCGCCAACCGTAGCTGTACCTCATCTCAGAGATGTAGGTAGCCCAGAGGGTCTTATCCTCCACCTTCGGGACGATGCTGACAGGCGAACGATCGAACCAGATCAACGACTGCTTCATCTTGATGGAGTCGATCAGGAACCACTGAGAAGCGGACGTCAGGTAAGGCCACACCTTGTACTGGAGCCCATACCGAGGGTTGATGTCCGCATCAGCACTACTGGTCTTGGTAGGCGTCTGGCAGAGGATTTTCGCGCTATCCTCCAGAGACGGACCGACGAGCAGGAGATCAGGAATGACACCTGCGAGCTCATTGACATCGTCCGTAAACGCCATCATGGCCAGACGAGCAGCGGCGAGAGCAGTCGCACTCAGTGCCGAAGTGGCCTCATTGGCCTGCGTAGTAGCAGCCTTGGTAGGACTCGCTGGGTGAGCAGCGTCCGTCAGCGGCACACCGTCACCACCTGCATAAGCAGCTGCCGAACAGTTGTTGAACACCGAAGCCGCATCGTGTTCACGCTTGAGAGCAGCCGAGTCACCCAGCTGCTGCGTAGCATCGATGATCTGCGGATACTTGTTGTCTTCGATCAAGGTACGACGAATTGGCAACTCGACCACGTACTCTTCATGAGTGAACGTGGTCTTGTAACCCTTGTCAAACCCGACAGAAGCGACTCGACCGGTGTTCTTGAAGTCCGCCCACGCATCCGGCGAAACAGCGCCGAAGCTGTGGTAGAACTCACTGTCCGAATTGGACGTCTGCATGCTGAAGAGCTCCGGGAACATGATCGGCCGCTTAGCATAGCCGACCTGGAACCACTCGCGAATACCGAGAAGGAGTGCTTCTGCCCAATCTTGTTTGATCTGTGGCATGACTCACCCCTCTCAGGTAACAGTGACGTTCATCGGATGGGCACCGTGCTTGATCATGACCAGCGTCTCTTCCGCAGCAGACGATTCAGCGATCACAAGCAGGTCGTGGTTGGAATCAGCGGCGACCGTCATAGCTGCGGTAGCGCCAGCGATATCCAGTGGAGCGTTGATGTGACGAGCGGAGGCATCGTAGACACCGTAGATCGCATCTTCATCGATGATGACTGCGACCTTCGTGGTCGAGTCCGTGCAAGACTTAGTCTCATTGCACATACCGATGATGAGCTTACTATCGGTGGCAGCGATCAGGACTTCTCCCGTCACTCCATCCAGCATGAGCAGATCGCCCTTGGTATGGACGACTGTATCCTTGCTGTAGAGATTCACGATGGTGGGCTGGCCACCACTAAGGCGTCCACGATAGCGGAAGCCTAGCGAAGTATCAGCCATAGAGAGTCACTTCCTTTCGTTTTATAGAGCCTGCTGCTCCGCGATCAGAGCAGCTTTCTGTGCTTGGGCACGTTCGATCGGTATGCCCATCAAGCGTGCAGCTTCGATCTCGCCAGCGGTGAGTTGTGTGGAGCCACTACTGCGCTCTCCACCACCAGCTCCACTATTCAGTTCAGGCGCGCGGGGCTTACCGCCGAGAGTCACACGTCCAGCGTCTACCAGAGCCTTGACAGCGTCTGCGACACCTTCTACGACACCAGACTCATTGACGTCTACGCCTGCTTTATCAGCCAGGACATAGACGTCTTCCGGATGCTGTGCGCCTAGCTTAGCAGCTTCGGCGACGAATGCGGAACGAATCAACATGTCGCGTGCCTTCTCGTTAGCGACTTCTATAGCCTTCTTAGCGGCATCAAGCTCTGCCTTGAGTCTATCCGTCTCAGATAGCTCAGCTTGCTGTCGAGTGACATCCGCGTCTTCCAAGTCCTTCAGCTTCCTACGCCGGGTCTCCGCCTCCTTGTTAGCTGCCTTGACTGCGGCTTCCAGGCGAGCAATTTGAGCGTCTCTGTCGTCTGTTCCAGCGCTGGCTGCGGCGTCCGCCGCTGTCTTCGCTTCGTCGGCTGCTTTAGCCGCTGCCGCATCTATCGCTGCTTGTTCTTCAGCCGTCACGGCTGCACCCCTTCGTCGTGGGCGTCACGCCCTGGTTACTAGGCTTTCGCTATGCCGCGCACGGTGGCTTGACCGTGAACTCCACCGACTTTGTCTTGCAGTTCTACTTTGTAGTAGCGCCAAACTGCTGTAGCAGTATAACTGGCGATACCTGCGGCCAAGATATCTGCCGAAGCCTGCACGATCACTGCGTCTGCGAAGGCAGCATCATTACCGCCCGTAACTCGCCAGCAGATCGTTTGTGCACCTGTATTGACGCAGGTATAGGCGATAGTACTGTAGGACAGCGTATCGATAGTAGAACCAGGTACGTCTGCCCATGGTGTAACGCTGTTCTTGCCGACAGGAGTAACTTCTTCTGCGACACCGATAATCGGTACCGCAAACTCCTTGGTCTTGGGTCCTATGGGAAGGTACGACATCCTAACCTACTTTCCGCAATCCGGTCCACGGACTATTTCGACGGTATTCTCAAGGTTACGCAACTCAACCACTTCACGAATGAGGCGAAGGATACGGGGTCGCAAACCTATACGAATAACCGGTATCGTCATAATACTAACCGATCTGTTCACGCGTATAATCACGCGTAGCTCCGGAGGTAGCAACGTGCTCTCGAGCCTGAGCTTGATAGTACTCAACACGAGACGTAGCAGCGCGAGCGGCCGTACTATCCATAGCTACCGCTAACTCATTCTTAGCTTGACGAATACTACGCTCAATAGCTCTCTCGTCTTGCTTATCTTGGTACAACTGAGCCTGCGCAGCGACTTCTTCTTCACTTTTCTCAGGATAGAGTTGAGTAATGCCTTCCTGATAAGCACTATACACGTGCATACAGTTAGGATGACCCAAGCCGTCTGCTTCTGCATCATCTATTGAAGGATACTCATTAGACTCACCTGAGATCGACAGTATCTCTCCTTCCCAAGGAGCGCAATCAGGACACGGCGACCCATCTTCGTTGACTATTACGAGGTCGAGACCGTTTTCCTGTAGAGTATCAAGATGACCTGCAATGGCTGCATTACGAGTACCAGCACTCAAAGCCATGGATGCGTAAGAGTAGAGGCTCCATCCACGTCCTATCGTATCGACGAAGCCGGTTACTCCCGACGAAGCGAAATCGTCTAGCGTACTCTGTACTGCTTGACGACGCGTTTGTGTACCGAGTAACTGTTGAGACACTCCCTGATTGACGGGATTCTCTGATAGCGCTACGGGTAGACCTGATGAGTCGATAAAGCCTGTAGACCCGGCAGTTACTGCCTTCTTGTAAGCATCCATAGCTGACCAGAGGATACGTGTCTCCGTAGAGTTGAGGTAGGCAAGCGTCTCATTCGTAATCTTCTCTACAGCACGTAGACCCCCGAGGCGATTAGTGACGGCTGTACCTCGTCCGATATCCTCAACGGCTGCCAGACCGCCTCGCTTATACGCTTCTGTCAAAGCTGAAGGAAGACCCGTAGCTACTTCTTGACGCAGGTCTGTAATGAGCTGTAGAATCTCGGCACGGTAAGACTGAAGCTGTGCGAGTTTCTTCGTAGCCCAATAAGGCTGCTCGATACCCTTCTTCAGGTTAGAAGCGATACGTTCCATCATGAGCCGTTCACCTTCAGCGTACAGTGCGGCTATGGCACGAGCTAGGTCTTCAGCTGTGGCGCGAGATACGGGCATCTATTACGCCATTCCCTTGGTATTAGGCTTGGTCTCTGGAGACAGCAGAGGCTTGACTGTAATACGCGGGAAGTTGTCGACAGGCTTACCGTCCGGACCTATGACGGCTTGATGAGTAGGAGGTGGAGTAGCGTCTTGTGCGCCTGAGTGTACAGGCTGTACATTGATGCCTTGCTCATCGCGTATGATCTTGACTTCCCTTTTGATCTGCGTAGTAGTCCAATCGGGGTGAAGGATAGTCACCTTCTGCTCGATCGAGGCAGCACCTGCAGTATTCAACAGATTGACTGTATTAGCTCTAGTCAGGAAGTCGACCTTCTCATCGTCTTCCCAATCTACGGTAACCTCTACTTCTTCGTCGAGACCGCCCTTACCGTAGACGTTGTACAGTTTACGAGCCATGGTCATAGCGTCTTCCCAGGCGTTACCAAAGACTGTCTGACGATCGCGTGCTTTAGCGATGAGACCCGCGCGCTGTTCCTTCAGCGTACCTTCTGCAGCGACCTGACCTGTGAGCTGGAAGTTCGAAGTTGGGGTACGCGTAAGACGTGCAATATCGAAGACGATCGTCTCCTTGAGCGCGATAAGTCCTGTGAGATCTGCGGCAGCGATAGAGCCAATCTTACCTGCCGGGTCTGTAATGTAAGCCCAGGAGCCTGGAGCTAGGATGGAAGTATCAGGCTTACCGCCCGTCATCGTGTAGATGGGGAAGCCAGCAGTATCTGCTGCGGCTAGTAGGTCGATCATGGATTTGTTGAGAGCGTTCGCCATCGGCACAACGTCCTCTAACTCGGACTCACCATAGCTGTAGCCTTGATCTTTGTTGCGGAAGTGTATAACGGGGATACCCAACGGCTTGCCGCCCATGTCCCCCGTGTCGGTCCACGGGATAGGCCAAGGCTGACCGTCCTCCTCGTGCTGTTGCCACGAAGTACCTGTACCCATATCGGTGTACTTCTCGATACGGTCTGGGTAGTAGAGATTCGTACGACGCGTCTTGACGTAAGCGCCGGAAGTGACGTACCAACGCTTGATCGCGACGACAGGCATCATGCGGTGTTCATCACTGTAAACGATGTGAATGCCGGATACGCCATCGTAGGCATTCTCTTGCATGAAGCGCGGTCGCTCTCCTTCATTATCCCAATCAACGAGCAGATACGTGTCCCCATCGCGAATACTAGCCAGATGCACGACTTTCTGTTGAGCATCCATGCGACTACGTTCCCACCAGTCGACTAGGAGGTCGGGCTGATCGTCACACTCGAACTTAGCGACGACCAGCTTCTCAGCTAATCCATCTACGACGATCGGACAGAAGTTCAATGAGAACTCCTGGTCAGGAGTCAACTCGAGGAACTTACGCATACGCTTCGTGAGCTGAGTAGTATGTTCGCCTTCGTAGTAGTTACGGAACATGGCGTACTTCTGGGAGCGCTCTTGTTCCTGCTCCTCGAGCCAATTCAGGTAGCTTTGTTGCACGATAGCTGTACCACCGGGCTGAGCTTGTCGAAAAGCATCTAGGAGTACGGCCATCAGTTCGTCCTCTCACGTGGAAGCAGCAGAAACCAGACACCTGGGTCTAATGCGATATCTTCGTCTACGCTACAAGACCAGAACTGCGCTAAATCGGCTACATCGACGGAAGCGTCTACGAGTATCAGGCTAAGCATACTTCACGCTCCCAGCTTCATAGCGATTCTGCATGGCGAGTTTCGCGAAAGCACCAGCGGCAGCGTCTACCTGGTCATCGTAGGGCCCATCCGGGAAAGCGCATAGTTCAGATAGGAACGTAGAGTTCCAAGCGCCGGCTACTAGCTTTACATTACCGACTTCACACTGAGCAGCGAACGGATTAGCGCGAGTTACCTTGGAGCCTGTAACGGTCTCTGCATGAACGTCGTAACCTGCGAGATCGCTAACGGAAGACATCGCGGATTCTTTACCACCGGAGCCTGGCTCCTGCTCCATCCAGACAGAGTAACGGGGGTAGAGCCCTGCGTCTAGCTGCGTCACCTGTTCGACGACAGTCTTACGCTGCGCAGGACTCCACTGTCCCCGTTGTACATCGATGACGTAGAAGAGGCCTGCACCTCGCCCAATCAAGACGCCAGCGGTGTAATCTCCGCCGTCTTCTGTAGAAGCTTTATCCCAGTAACGCACCCAATGAGTGAGGAACGTAGGACGCTCTGAGAGTACGGAGCCGAACCATTCACGCTTGAAGACGTTACCGGAAGGCAGTACGTCCCAGTTACCTTCGAGCAGTTGCGCGCGAGTAACGGCGTCTAGTTGATTCAGGCTGCCTAAGTACTCATCGTAGTCTAGGTGAGGATTGTCTATCAAACGGGCAGGAACGAAGAGCCGATTATCATCGTCGTGGTCGTTGACGAACCGCTGCTTCACCCATTCATGCCCGATACCACCAGGGTTACTGGCAGCGCGCATACGAATCGGGACACTACTACCTGCGAGACGGCGAAGCCTACTGAACAGGTAGCGGTATTGCACTTCGGAGAACTGTGTGAGCTCATCAAAGCCTACGAACTGAACTTCAGCTCCTTGATAACGATAACGATCGGTATCCGTCTGGAGATAACCGAAGGAAACGGTAGCACCACTGGGGAATGTCCAACGATGGTCCGCTTCTGACCACTTGGCGCCGGAGCCGCGCAGCCATTCATTAGCACGATCCATAATAGCGCCCGGTAGAGCTAGGTCTTGGTAAGTACGCCGGAAGAGGATAGCGGCATAACCGGGAACGTTGACGTATTGGAGTGCTGCCATTAGAAGAGCGTCGGTCTTACCTCCGCCGGCTGCTCCACCGTAGAGGGCTTCTGTGCAGTCGAGGTCTAGGAAGGCGCGTTGACGTTCTGAAGGCTCGTGAGGACTCCAGTCGCTGGTAGTATCTGCGGCTTCTGTACGGAGAATAACTTCGTCGAGGTCTTCAGCGTCTAGCTCTTGACGAATATCGATGACCGACATGTTCTCTGAGAGAGCAGAGAGAGCGTCGGTACTGATAAACGGGTTAGAACTGCTAGCCATGTGGACTGTTAGCCAACGTTTATTGCCGTTAGCTTCCTCTTCTGCAGCAGACTTGTAAAGCTTGGAGACAAAGTGAGAATCAGTAGCTTTAGTGGGCTTACCGTGTAGTGATGGAGGAGTATAAAGCAGGATAGCGTCGCCATCGGTATCGAGAAGTATAGAAGAGCCGGCTAGGTTCCAAGCGTCTTCATTGCCGAGTTGCCACTCATCGAGGATAAGTAGATCAGCGGGATCTCCACTGATGGAGGCTGCATCGGAGCAGGTCTTGGCCTTGAGACGTTGTGGCGACCCTACTAGTACGATAGTGCGGTCTACTTCGTTCTTGCGGAAGACGCCTTCGGTAAGAGTGTCGCGCAAGGCGTGGGTGACGATACGCCAGAACGCGGTAACTTGCTCGGTGACGGGGGAGGCGTAGAGTACGCGTTCACCGTTGAGGAAGCGATTGATAGCGAGGACAGCGGCGCCAGTGGTCTTACCGGAGCGCTTGCCTGCGCAGACTACGACGCGCTTGGTATTGGAGAAGGCAAAGGCAGCTTGCGCTGGATGCGGTCGAGGAAGATGCACGTTGACGCTAGGCATCGAGTTCCTCAAACTCGCCATCAATAATTTCTTCTGTGCCCGCGTAGACTACTTGTATCTTGATGGGCCCGCCCTCTTTGCCCGTAACTTCTTTGCGTTCGCGGTTCCAGCGATCAGGATGACGGCGACGGAGTAGCTCCATGCTGGCTTTCCAGTCATCGGGAGCGGCATCCACAACGTACCGGAGGAGATCGGACTCGGCCTTCGCCTCAGCTTTTAGTAGATTCTCATAAAACTCGTGGAACGGTCCCGACTCCTCTAACCGTCCACGCTTTATCCAGTTGATCAGGGTTTGGTTATTGATGCCCGCCAAGGATGCAGCTACCTTACGGTAGTTGTTTCGCTCTAATGCCTCGATGACGATTGTGGTGCGTTCAGGAGTGAACTTACTGAGGTGGTGGTTCTCGCCTCGCGCGGTAAGCTCTTCGTCGCGCTGATTACGTACCTTCAGCTGGTCCTCACGGACGTGATACCGCTTCTGCTGGTACGGTTCGATTTCGACGTGCTGCGGCTCAGCGCCGATCTTCTCGGACGCGTTCGATTTTTCTGGAACAACACCGTCACCGCCCACCAACTTCCTAACGGGGTAATTCTGGTCCGGCTTGCAAGTGGGGTAATTCCGGTCCGGTATCAACTTCCTAATTGAACCTTTACTGCGGATTTTGGAAATGTCCACTTACTGCACCTTCGGTTTATTTTGAGGACCCCAGGATGGCCTTGGTACCACGAAGTACACAACCCCCAGTACCACCTACCTAATACCAAACCCCTGGTCCTATCTGCCTGGTATTATGAAACAGGTACTAACTTACTGGGAGGGTACCGTACCTAC